CGTGAATTTTTGGCATCTAGGAGTTGAACATGGCTGTATCTGCTAAATTGCGAGCAGAGTTTAAGTCAGCACTGGCCGAGGCGGAATCGCTGAGACTGGCTGACAACCGTACAGAAGACCAGACTGCACGATACGAGCAACTGCTCAAGTCTGTGCTGCCCGATTACAAGGCCAAGATCGAAAAGGCCGAAGAGTTGGACAGCATTGACATCGAATCGTACAAGGACTTGGAAAACAAGACCATTGGTACGCCGTTCTCAGCGTCTGTCCGTAAGGCTGGCGCAGTGCACATCAGTGCCAACGGTGAAGCCTATGACGAGGGCGATCCCGGCAATCTGTCTGACCGTCAATACAAGGCGATCAGCGACCCGAACTATGCCCGTGCGTTCAAGTATTACCTGCACTATGGTGACAGCAAGGTTCGCAACAGCTACCCCAGCGTTTACAAGACTCTGGTGGAAGGCATTGACGAAGGTGCTGGCTACTTTGTGCCTCCTCAGTTGCTCAACGAAGTGATTCAGCGTAAGCCAGCCCCGACCACTCTTCGTGGCCGTGTCCGCTCGCTGACGACTGCTTCCAACCGTGTGGTGATGCTTCGGACGACCTATCGTGACGACATCAACACCAGCCCGATTAACGGTCAGTGGACGGGTGAAGCCGGTAGCCCATCAGCATCGGCTGAACCGACGTTTGGCGAAGTAAGCATACCTGTGCATGAGTACATGGGACGGCTTTCGATGTCAAACACTCTGCTGGAAGACAGTGGCTTCAATCTGGAAACCTACCTGAACGAAGAACTGTCTAACTGGCTGGATCTGCACTACGAACGACATCTGGCCTATGGCACGGGTGTTGGTCAGCCTCGTGGCCTGTGGAACAGCATCACCTCTGACAATGCCGGTGCCGCACAGGCCGGTCGCATTCCATGGGTGAAGTCGGCCGATGCAAGCCTGCTGACGGCTGATGTGGTGAAGTCGATGCGTTTTGAGATTCTGCCTCAGTACGCTCGTCCGAACTTCACCTTCATCATGAACCAGAAGACGGCCAAGGCGATCAGTCTGTTCAAGGGTAATAACACTTACCTCTTCCAGAGCGGCCAGATCTTCCCGGGCATTGTCCAGCCGACTCCTGACCAGATCGATGGCTTCCCGATCAGCTATTGCCAGTACGCTCCAGACGTGGCTGCAAACGCCTATCCGGTGCTGTTTGGCTCACTTGAAGGCATGTTTATGCCAGTTCGCCTGGGCATGTCAATCCGTGTGCTGAACGAGATTGAAGCGATCCAGAACCGTCGTGTGTACCTCTTCCGCCTCCGCTGGGGTGCTGAGATGGTGCAGGAACAGTACTGCAAGTTCATTAAGATTTCAGCCTGATAACGGAGGCATACATGTCTAGGCACAATCAGATCCTTTCGGGCACCACGGTTCGCAACCTGACCTTCTCTTCAGGCAATAGCACTTCTGTGCAGCTTGGCGGGTCAGGTACGGCCGTAACCTACGGTGGTGTGACCTTCCTGGTCAATTTCAACGGCACGTCGGCTTCGTCGATTCGTGTTGAGCAGTCTTCGGACAACACTACGTGGGGCAATCTGACGGTCGGCTATCAGACCTCAACCACGTTTGGTGCACCGATTACTGTTGCTCCAGCGAACCCAAGCGGCAACATCACGGCTTCAGCCACGCCATCGGCTTCCGGCCAGTTTCTGGCGATCAGTGTGAACCGACAGGGGCGAGAGACTTCTCCTGCCAACCTGACTGTGCCGCTGACACCAGCAACGCCGACCTATCTGCGTGTGGTTGCTGCTACCAACTCGGCAAACGCTACCTATGGTGTGGCATTGCTCTACAACCCAAGCATCACTCCGGTTCCTCAGCCGGACGTGGCAATTGAAGTCAAGGGAACCAACTGATCCCACCTTTCGGCCCTTTGGGGGTAGGCGTGAGCTTGCTCCCTTTGGGTTGAGGGCTATTAGAAACAATGTCTAAGCCACTCATCACACTCTCAGAATTGACGACATACATACCGGGTCTGGCTACTGCCAGTCAGCCATCGCTTAACGCGCTAATTGCAACGGCCAGCCAGATGGTCGAGCGTTTCTGCAACAGATCGTTTTGGTCGCAGGATATGATCGAGCGTCATGCCGTGCGGGTGCCACGGATCTATCTGCGACAGTACCCTGTCACGAATATTGATTACGTCAAGATTGCCATCCGCGACCTGCCGCTGCTTGTTAGTTCCTGCGGCTACGTGACCAGTTATGAGCCCGAGCAGACTGACCTGACGGTTTCATACGTTGACACGGCGGTAGAGTACCAGTGCAATCCAGCCAACGGCATGATAGACGTCAAAACAGACGTACGTCGTTATAATCGTGCGATAAACTCATCCGGCCCGTTTTACTATTACGAAGTGTCTTACACTGCTGGCTATAACGACATACCTTCGATGGTGAAATACGCTGTTTCGATGCTTGTTGAGTCTATGTACAGCCGGGGCAGGCTGGATCCATCGCTGAAGTCAGAAAAGATTGGCGACTACTCTTACACGAAGACGGACGAAACGCCGCTTCTGTCGATGAGCTCACCCATAGCCGAGCAGCTTTACCCCTTCGTGAGGCATGGCGTGAATGGCTATTGAAGACTTCCTCAAACAGACTGCTGTCATTAAGCAACTGTTGGTGCAGGAAGATGCCAATGGTGGGCGTTATGACCTGTGGACAACGATCCAGTCTAACGTCAGATGTCTGGTGCAGCCTTGGTCTGGCGGTGTGACGAGAGAAGACGACAAAGACACATCTCTTGCTACGCATCGGGTGATACTTTCCGGCCAGTTCAACCTGAGTGCTAAAAACCAAATCCACGTCGGAATGGCCATTTACAATGTTCTGAAGTGTCGGGATTGGAACAGTATGGGGCATCACACCACAGTGGAGTGCGTAATCGAAACGGCATGAGTCGCAAACCTGTCAATCGTCCTGCTGTCAAGAAAGCCATTGACCTGCTTAACATGCTGGCCAGCAGAGACACTACAGGCTCACCGGACAGCGATTACGAGGGCCAGTGGAATGCTGCCCAGCGGATTGCCCTGAAGCGAACGGCAGACAAAGCCAGGGAATTTATCGTCAGCCACATGCAGCGCGACTGGAACAAGGAAGGTGAGCGGTCCAGTGCCGGTGGTGAGCCGCCTGCGAAGCGGACGGGCAGTCTGGCGAAGTCCATTACGACCACGCTCGGCGACACGTCCATCGAACTGGTGAAGCAGCAGGTGGCCAAGAAAGGCCGTCTGAGAATGTCTCGTCGTGGTCGGATCTACCAGAAGCAGAGCATGACGACGACCGAGGGTTACGCAAACGTCACACGCAACACGAACACAGCCAAGGTGCTTGTGGACGAGAACGCTGCTGATCGCAGCAAAGGCAAGCGTCTGCAACTGTACAGCAAGTACCTCCAGACGGGCTGGGTGCTCGGTGGTAACACGGGTTCTATCAAGCGGATGGACAAGGGGACGAGAGGCGACACGCCCAAGCGAAAGAGGCTTGGCAAAGTTGGTCAACCCGGTCGTGTTCAACCACCTCGCCCATTCCTTGATCTGCCCATCCGCTACAACTATGTCGTCGTTTTACAGGCTTATTACAAGGCTCAGCTATACAAGTATCTCCCATCGTATCTCAAGAGGTTTGCCACCCGCAGCAACTTGACGGTGACTTACGTTCGTCCTTTTTCCAATTGAGGTGATTCATGCCCCTGACACTTTCCGGCTCGACAGGCCAGACCGGCTCTCTCGTACTGACTGACACCGACATCAATAGCACAGTCTCGGTCAGTCTGGCCGGGAGCATGTCTGTGGTGACGGCACCTGCAAATATTCCGGCGAACACCAGTGATACAAACTGGAATATTAACGCCATTTATGCGACGAGCATGTACAAGAACACGCTGACTGCCAATACGACTGGCACGGCACTCTCGTTCTCGTCTGTTCCCAACGGCTTGTGCCAGACGGGTAACTGCACGAAAGTCAACAGCTTGTACGTCAAGAATCTTGGCGGCGAGAACCTGACCGTCTCTTGGTCCAGCAAGCTCAATACGGGCACGGCTAACAGCACGACGGACGGATTTATCGTCCCGCCATACGGTATTGCCATGTTTAGCATCCCAATGGGTGGCCTGACAACTGCTGGCACGTCTGGTATCAACTTCAAGACATCTGCCAATAGTACGACAGCTTATGTGGTGCTTGCCTACCAGTGACACCAATGGCTGACATCCTTAACCGCTGGCGAATAAACAACCCTACGCCTGCATTTGTCGGTGCGGCACCGGAAGGTCAGGAGCCTCCGTATTGTGTCTTCACCGAACAAACAAGCATGCAGCAGCGGGCTATGCCAAAGCTGGTCTGCTGGACACAGACGGCTGTCTCATTCACAGCGGTAGGGAACACGTCGATGGAGTCCGGGCAACTGGCTGATTATGCAGACTTTCTGTTTAACCAGCAGTCGTTCAGCACCGTGGCGGACATGGTTCAGACAATGCGGACAACCTACTTTATGGACACACCTTCGCTCACCGGCTCACGCGCATGGGTGACGAACATCGACTACAGCATCAAGTACTAAGGAGAAAAGGCCAATGCCAGCTACAGCACCAGCCAGATATGCACTGGGTCGAAACACCCGGTTTGCGATCCAATACCCTGCCGACACTGGACAGACCGTTATCTTATGCGTGTCGGATGGCTCGATTGAATTGACTGCGGACCAGATCGAGATTAACAACAACTGTTACTCGGGCTGGAAGGTTAAGCTGCCGGGCAACAAGTCTGGCACAATCAGCGTGACCGCATTCGTGGCATCTGACGGAGCAGTCGGACCAACGAGCCCACTCCAGTTTTTTAATTGGTTTGGCGAAACGATTTACTTCGAACTGGTTGCCTACGACGGTCAGACACCGCAGGTTAACGCCTTGAACTTCAATTCATACGGTGTTGTGACAAGCTCTCGTGTATCAGTCACTCCAGACGATGCTCTTCGGGCTGAGCTCACGATTGACATCTCC